CTCGTCGCTCGTCGCAAGCAACGCCCTGCGCCCAACCTGTAACTCATCCCGCAAGCGGCGCGCTTCGCGCTCGATCGCCTGCTGCCTGCCCTGCGACATCTAGTCCTCGTCATCGTCGTCGTCGTCGTCGTCATCGTCGGGAATGTAGTTCACGCGCGCAAACCACCGGCCCGCCGCTTGGCACAGCCCCTCGGCTTCATACGACGAACAGCCCGACCATTCGATCTCGGGTACGTCATCGTCGCTCGTCCAGATGATGGTGACCGTCCGCACGTCCACGCCCGCCATCTCGACCAGTTCATCGAATCCGTCCGCTGCAGGCTCATCGCTCACAGCGCCTCCCCTCGGAACATGACTTCGCCGTCATGAATAGGCACTAACTCAAGGTGGAACGGCCCGTCGCCTTCTTGGTATGTGACGACGGCACAACCATGCTGCCAGTTCTCGACAGCAGGCACGGGTCTGCCCATCGGGTCGGTGCTGCCTTTCACTGACGGCACTACGCCGTCCAGGCGGCACAAACAGCCCGGCGACGCCGCCAACGACGTGCGAGCCCCGGCCCGCACGCGACGCGTCCGGTACGACATTTCGATACGGTGCACGTGTCCGAACAGCAGGCTCACCGTTTCATCGTCCAGCACCGCCGCCGCTGTGCTGCCGTTTGACCGGACCTTATGGCCGTGAATGCACGCCAGCCGATCAGACAGCCAGTAGATGCCCGCCGGATAGCCGCCCACATATTCGACGCCGTCGCCGACCTCACCCAAACGCAGGAGGTACGGGACGGAGAGCACGGGCCATTCGTCGGGTGCTTCGGCCCGCCGGATCCCGAACGCCGCCAACGCGTTCCGTACGATCGCCTTCTGTAATCGCCGGTCGTGGTTCCCTTCGAGGAGCACCTGCTTCGCCCGAGGCGCCGCCGCCTGCACTTCAACTAAGAACCGGTGGCTGCGATCTATAGCGGGCTGGACGCACAGCGCGAAACCCGGCTCCTGTTCGTACGTTCCGAAGTTGGCGAAGTCCAAGAAGTCACCCAAGTGGACGACTAGGTCAGGGTCCACGGCACGCACAACCTTGAGGGCGGCAGCCATCGCCGCCTCATCGTGGAACGGCTCTAACGTCGCCGTGTCGATGTCACGCCGAAACCCGATCTGCACGTCGGGCAAGACCACCGCGGTCTTCCACTTAGAACGCTTGCGCGGTGCGGGCGGCGGCAACTTCACGGGCGCCTGCGCGGCCCGGTCAACGACCGGCCATTGCGGGCCATCTTCCCAGGCGGGCGTCAAGATGATGCTCGCACCCGACAGCGGCGTCACGACCGCCTCGCCGTCCTCGTTCTTGCTGAGACCTTCCCACTCGGACAGACGCACCGACGTGATCCTGCCGACATCGGCAGGGTCCACGCCTGACCGTTCCAACAGATCGGCGATGCGTCCGAGCCGGTCGGTTGACACGCCCGCCGGGATGGCGTCGTCTCGCGTGCCGTGATGGCCGCTACGGATAGGGCAATGCTGCAATGCTGCAAGCGTTATGTCGTGGCCGAGGTCGCGTAGCAACGTCCGCATCTTGGCGTACGAAGCGCCGGAACGCCACGCTGCAAGCGCAGCCGCTTTCGCGTCATCGGGCAGCGCGCAGAACGTGCACGTCCCGCCCTTCGGCACGCGTGCGCCTTACCGTGCGACGATAGGGGAAGGCGCGATCAGCCCGACCTCAGCGCCTAGACACATGAGCGCGATGTCGTTCTGCTTGAGCAGCAGAGCGATAATGCCCGCCGCTGCCACGCCTACCGTGACGATGATGCTCTGCACGTTCGTACCGTTCATGGCTTCTCCTTCGGAGTGATTGTGCTGGCGTTAGTCCAAGCGGTGCGCCACACGGCGTCCTCTAGCCGTTCCAGCCGTTCGCCCATGTGCGCAAGTTTCTCGGCGGTGCGCCCGTTGTTCTCGGTGATGCGTGCAAGTTCGCGCACAACCCAGGCCAGGAACGCTGCGCCGAGCGGAATGAAGGCGAGCAGGACGCCGACTAGCAGGTTGTCGTTGATTTCGGCGGCGAGCATGGAGTCACCGAATGCCTCGGAGTGCCGCGCAGTAATCGAGCATGCCCCATGTCTTGGGGCCCACGATCCCATCAGTGCCCAACTTGAAGAACGCCTGGAAGTTGCGGACGGCCTGTTCGGTACGCGGCCCGAAATCGCCATCGACGACAAGCCCGGCGCCACTTACGCCGTTCAGTTTCCGTTGCAGTTCCATGACCGCCGGGCCGCGGCTGCCGCGCCGCAGCAACGGCTTCACGGCGGGCGGTGCAGGCGGGAACGTCGCAGGCGGCGTACCCGTGCCGGTTGGACGTTCAGCGTGCAGCCATGCGGTGATCTCGTCACCGGGACAGGCTGTCGCATTGCCTGGCGTCTCTCGGTGGCCCTGCACGACGCCACGCGCTTGCGCGGGCACGACCGCAGCGATCCACGCGTTCACCGCCTGCTTCGCAGCGTCAGTAAACGGACGGCCCGGCCCGCCCAGGAAACAGATCGCGACGTGCGTTCCGTTCGCCGTGTTCTGCGCCGCCGATTTGTAGCCGACCGGCCGGCCTTCGTAGACGACGCCGTGCTGGCAGACGCACGCGTTGTAGGCGATGTCGATGTAGTCCTTGCCCATGTGGAACGCCTGGATGGAGCGCACTTCGGCGGCGCAGTTCGCATGGTCGGGCTGTCCTCCGCTGCCCTCCCAATGCACAGCGACACCGGACGGCTGCCCAACACTCCACGATGTCCACGCACCCTTCGGTGCGCGGGCACCCCATTCGGCTCTTGTGACGAACTGCATGATGCTCCTCTTAGCCGAACATCTTGATGATGTAGTTAGTGACGATGGTAAACGGCTGCATGTTGTCGATCGCTGTGCCCGAGCCGACGCTGCCCGTGTTCGCCGCTGATGATGCGCCTGTGCTGGCGGTACTTGGCCCGCCCGAGTTCGCCGCTGATGATGCGTCAGTCGTGAATGTGTGCGTGTGATTCGCCGCTGCTTCGGTCGTGATGCCGTAAGCGCCGATCCATTGTGCAGTGAACGAGTTCGCAGCGTTGTAGTCGTTTGTTGCGGGCCCATTCCAGTCGCCACGTTCGGGGACGCGGTGTGTGTGCGATCCGGCGGCAGCGGTCGTGCCCGTGTGCGTGTGAGCGATGGTGTGCGTGTGAGATTGCAGCGAGTGGGTGTGCGTCAGGTCGTGAGTGTGCGCCGGAAGGTTCGCGCTTGACAACCCGACAGTCTGCGCCCCGCCGGTGATGCCGAACGCGTTTGTCGTTGTGATGGTGCCGCTGTCCGTACCGCCGAGGTTGTCTCGGCCGACTGGCACTCGCCCGCGCATATCAGGCAAGTAGATCAGTTCATTCGTTTCGTCGTACCCTGCACGGCCCGAAACGTACGCCACCAACTTGCTGCGCGCTGAAAGGTAACTCAGCGCGTCGAGCGTACGGCCGTCGCAGATCTCCCACCCGTCTGGCACATGAACGTCGTATAAAGCGAACGGAAGAATGACGCCAAGCGGTGAGTCCAGCGCTTTCGTGGACCGCCACCAGCGATCTTTCGCCACGTGAATGTCGCCCGAGTCGATGGATGTATCGCCCGCCGCGACAGAAATAACGGCGAGCGGCAGTTGAAACTTCGACGTGAAGTTCTGCGTCAATGTCGGCACCGTCGGTGTCACTGCTGCCGTGCCCTTGACGACGACAGCGGTAGCCGTGTTCGCCGAGAAGTCCCACTCGGCCGCGATCACGTCGTAACGGGTCGTGCCCGTGCTGGCGTTACTGTCAATCGTCAACGTCTTGTCCGACGTGTTGACGTAGGCGTGCCCGCGGCAGAACGCTTTCCCTGACCGGACCACGGCCTGCATACCCGTGCCGGTCGTCACAAGGAGTTCGTTGTCCTCGCCGTTCGCGACGCCGTACCCGAGCGTCGCGTGGATCTTCGTCCAGTCAGCCTCGTAGACGGCGCTGCCTGCACCAGCATCGAACGGGTAATACTGCTCTGCCATCGGGTGTTCCTACCTTCGCTCAACTCTCAGGATACGGGTTTCCAACTTCCGCAACGCTGGACCTAACTGCGACTCGGTCAACGACCGGCCCACGATGCCTTCGGTGCCGACCTCGGCTTCGACCTCGACGCCTGTAGGCGTCAGTTTCACTACGACCGTCCGCACCGGCTCGCTTGCTAGTTGGCTGTGTTCGGTCACGTAAATGCCGACCTTGTCGCCCAGATACCAGTCGATCGGGAACCGTGAGCCGGGCAGATCGCCAAGGATGGTGGCAGTGATAGACAGCTGCTCGGTCGTTTCGGCCAAGTTGGCGACCGCCCGTTCCTGCACCTCCGACAACGTCGGCGGCGTGCCTTGAATGTCGCGGGCGTCTACGAACCGTTCACGCCTGCCCCATAGCGTGATGCTGTCCGACTCGTCGTCGGCGTCGAGGAGGAAGTAGCGGGCGGTGCCCTCGCCGCTTGTGCCGAGGTATACGAAGTTGGCCTGCGGTGCTGCGGTCGAGAACTTGTAGCTGACGAGGTTGCCTCGCTCCGGTGAGAAGACTGTTGTCTTGCTGCGGTCGCGCGGTTGGTACACCTCAAACACTGGCGACGCGTTATTGCCCGGCACGTACATGCGGAAGCCGAGGTCGCCGCCGGCGTGCGCCAACTCTTGAAGGATCTCAAGCAGCGGCTGCATCCGCGCTCGACCTGTCACCGTGTTGCCGCGTGATAGCGATTGCGGGTTCTCGCCAACTAGCCGACGTTCGGCGAGCGCCGACGGGCCGACGTTGTAGCTGACGTAGTAGATCAGCACGTCTTCGGCCTTGCCGGTCTTCACGTCGTACGCATGCGTGCTGTATTGCGTCAACTGTTCTAGGCCGGGCGACGCTTCGGCATACGTCGTCGGCTCCATGTGCGCCATACGCCACGCGAGGAAATCCTCGTCGGTCGTGCCTGAAACTGTCAGCGAGTTATCGGTGCTCGACCATTCGTGTTCCCATTGCGCCACGTTGCCGGAGAACACAGTCTGTTCGTCATACTGCACGGTGATGCCGCCGCCGTCTAACGTCAACCACTTGACTGCCGGGTTGTCGTACGGCAACGACATCGACCACGTGCCAATGTCGTTGAAGCGCAGCCGGAACTCAAACGTATCCCATTGTGTGATCTGCGCCATGCGCAAAAACGGCGGTCTCAAGCCTTTGCCGGTACCGACTGCACGGCGGGCGTACACCGTCCACCGGTCGACTTCATCGACCGGGTATGGCGACGATGCGGACAGGTACGCTAAGTCGCTGATCGTCCACGTAACGCCGAGGCGATCACGGCCGGTCGTGTCGCCCGAAGTCCAGGCATCGTCCCCGAAGTTGACATCTACGAGCAGGCTGCCGCCGATAGTGTCACGTACTTGCAGCGCATAGACGCGCCCGGCGAGCATCTCAAAGGTGCCGCTGTCGTCCCGTGCGCCAATCGTCACCCGAGAGGTCTTGCCCGTCTGAATGTTGTCTGCCGTTAGCGTCTGCGCTGCGGCTAACGGCACCCACGTTTCGCCGTCTTCAGACGGGCAGGTATAGAACGTGCAGGCGTTGCCCGTCGTTTCCCATGTGACGCGCAGCCAGTGCGGCGTCCCGTCCGTCCATGCAGGCAACGCCACCGACGCCGTCACGAACCGAGCCGCCGTATCCCACAGGTACAACTGCAACCGGTTCGATCCGTTCATGCGAAAGAGCCAACGCTCTCCAGTCGTCGTGTCCCATTGCGCGGCGATGGCTTGAATGACGCCTGCCGTCCAGTCGTTGAACGCGACCCGTACCGCAATGTCGATCTGGCTAGTGGCAGCATCGACGTTGGTCGCTGCCCAGGCGTAACTTTCGCTAGCGCCTGTCGTTTCGACGTAGCCGGTGCGTTTCATGGAGCCAAGTATCGCTGCTTGTAACGGATGAGCAGGCCGGTCGTGCCTGCTGGAGACGTTGCGGCGAAACGGATGGTGTGATTGCCTGGCGTAAGCGAGAACAACGACGAGTCGCTCGTCAATGAGCTGAACACGTTGTAAGCCGTGCCGCCGTAATGGCGCGTCGCTGTCTTGACGCCCGGCGACGTGTCAACGACCAGCGTCTCTGTGCTGTCTGCAAGAGTCATCCCGCCGGAATCGGAGAAGTTCAACTTCTTGCCGGTCGTCAAGTCGGTAATCGCCGGGTTCGTTGCCGGGCCAGTCACGGTCCATAGCGGCCACGTCGGCGCGTCACCAGCGACCGACACGGTGAGGTTCGCGAACGTGCTGCCGACGTTCAGGCGGTCGAGCGGCAAGAACGGCTGCGTAAAGAAAGCCGTGTTACTTGCGGCTCGGAACTCGGTTTCGTTCCAGTCGGAGTCAAGCCAGTACGGGTCGAACGCTACGAACGTGATTGCGCCTTGCCACCAGTCGGTCGGGCCGCTGTCGTTCGGGTGTAGTTCGCCGCCGAAACCGTCTTGGAACCGGCACGTCAACGACCGGCCTAGGCCGTTACGCTCCACGGTGAGGGTGCCGTCGCCGATAGTCGGGTCAAGGATCGAAGCGATGGTCCGCATCCGCGAATGGAACGTCGTGCCCTGCACGCCAAACACGGCGACTGGCACAGTCACTTCTCGCGTTTCAATGCGGGTATGGATGCGGACTGCGCCCTGCTCTCCGAACGCAGGCTTAGACGTGTGCTGCACCCCCGGCATATGCGTGTCGATAACGGGACCGAGCAGAGCGTGCCCGGCGTTCACGTCGTCAAAGTTGATCGTGATGCCGTTCGCGTTCGTGAACGTCACCGTGTAGTCGCTCATCGAGCCAACACCTCCCGGCGGCGCAGCAGCCGCTCCAGGTACGCCTCGTCCACGGTCGCTTGCGCCGGGTAGACGTTCACCGTGTAGTTCGTCGTCGTGTCGCCCGGCCCGCCGAGGAGGTCCCCGACGCCCGCCTGCCGCATGACTGCGCGTGCGCGGCGCAGGTCGGTAAGCGGGATGATTGCTTCCGGCCCGGCCTCACCGACGATGGCTTGCGTGGCCTGCGTAACGATGCCGCCTCGCGCATAGAACTTCGGGATCGGGTTATCCGGTAGGTCAAGTGAGAACCGACCCCAGCCGATCTCGTCGGGCACGAACCCGTTGATCATGTCTGCGACCGCGTTCCACGCGCTCTTTACGGCGTTCACGATTCCGTTTGCTAAGTCGCCAGCAAGACCGACCGCACCCGTAATCGCGTTCTTCACGCCGTCAAGAAGCGCACCACCAACGGCCGCGCCTGCACTCAGTACATCGCCGACAAAGTCGCGGATGCGGCCTGGCAACCCTCGGATGATGTCAATGACCGCGTTGATTCCGTTAGTAACGCCGTCCTTGATGGCATTCCATGCGTTTGAGGCAGCGTTCTTGATCGTGTCCCATGCGCCGTCCCAAATCGCTTTGATGGTGTCAAGCGCTGCGGAGATGATGCCCTTCACGAAGTCGATGGCCAACCCTACGAGCGACTTGATGCCGTCCCATATGGCTTGCAAGCCAAGCTTGATGAGCTCCCACTTGTTGTCCCACAAGAACTTGAGAGCCTCCAGCCAGTTAGAGATCTGCTCCTTCACCCAGTCAATCGCGAGGCCTACCAGCGCCTTGATGCCATCCCACACCAGTCCGAGCGCCGTCTTGATGTATTCCCAGCCGTTCTCCCACAACGACTTGACGAAGTCGATAGCAGCCGAGAACAGCGCCTTGATGATGTCCCAGGCCGCAACTAGCGCCGCTTTCATGAAGTCCCAGACGGCGACGAGGATGCCTTTGATCGCCTCCCAAGCAGCGCCCCAGTCGCCGTTGATAATCGCGAGGACGAACTCGATGATGCCGCTAATGATGTTGATGACCATTTCAATGTAGGCGCGGATGGAGTCCCATATCGCAGACACGACGGTCATGATTGTGTCGCCCCACTCGGACCAGAACGACTGGATGAAGTCGAGGACCGTCGTCACGATGGTCTTGATGATCTCGAACCCGATCTTGATAACGGTCATGATGATCGTGATGTACGTGCTTACGACTGTCGAAATGACATTCCAGACGTGCGTGACCGCCTCTTGAATCTGCGGCCAGTGTTCTTTCGTCCAGTCGGAGATCGACTTCCATACGTCGCTGATGACTTCGCCGATGGCCTTTACCGCAACGCCAAGGCCGTCCATCAGCCACGAGGCAAACTGCTTGATTGCAGGCCAGATCGTGTCAACGATGAACCCGATCACGCTGTCAACCACGTTGCGGAAACCCTCAAAGTGTTGGTAGGCGTAAATCAGACCGGCGACGAGCGCGGCGATAGCGCCGACGATGAGCACGACGGGCGAGAACAACGCAGCGAGCGTGCCGCCAATGGCGGCGAATACGCCGCCAAGCGAACCGATCGCGCCGATGATTGCCGGGCCAGCAACGGCTGCGAGTGCAACACCGATGGCGCCCAGGATCGGCACGATGTTGTCTCCGATGAAGCTGAAGATAGGACGCAGCGGCTCAAACGCGCCGCCGATGGCGTCAAGAATGCCAGGCAACTTGTCCATCGCTTGCCCGATGCCGTCAAACACCCGCATAGCGATCGGCTCCAAGGCGACCAGCACCTTGTTCTTGATCATCTGCCACTTCTCGCCGAAGTCGGCTGTGTCTTCGCCAGCGCCGCGAACTGTGTCGGTGCCGTTTGCGATCGTGTTGACGAGGTCGTCCATTGACAACTTGCCCTCACGAATCAGCGCCGCCAGTTTCGGCCCGCCTTTCGCGCCGAACGTCTCCATAGCAATGGCGCTCGCTTCGGCTTCGCTGCCTGCACCCTTGATGCGTGTCATCGTGTCGTTGAAGACTTCGTTGGCGCTCTTGCCTTCCCTGGCTGCGGCAGCCAGCGACTTGTTCAGCGCGGGCATCACGTCACTAGCGTCGAGGCCTGCCTTACTCAGCCCGGCGATCAGCGCCGCCGACTGCTCAAAGTCCATGCCGACCGCACGCAACGCCACACCGCCCGACGACATCTTGCTCGCCAGGTCTTGCACGCTGATGCCGGTCGCTTGCGACGCTCGGAATAGTTGATCAAGTCGCGGCCCTTGATCTTCGGCCGAGATGCCAAAGTTATTGAACAGTCCAGTAACTGCTTCGATGTTGCCGGATACGTCAGTACCGGTAATGCGAGACAGTTCCAAGAACTGCGCGGACAGCGACTCCAACGGTGCGCCGGTCAAGCCGAGGCGTGTGTTGATGTCGGCAATGGCGGTGCTCGCATCGTCAAACGACGCAGGCACCTCCTGCACCACGCTCTTGAACGAGCCTTTCAGACTCTCAAGTTGACTGCCGGTTGCACCCGTGCCGACTCGGATCTTGTCGTAGGCGCCGTCGAACGCTTCACCGACCTTGTAAAGCCCGCCAGCGACCGCGACGCCGATAGCCACGCCAGCCGTAGCGACGCCAGCCGCCGAAGTCCCAAACTTCTTCAGGCTCTCTAGCGAACCGCCGACACTCGACGTGTCAATCTGAATGCGTTGAACGAGATCAGGCAGCGACACAGATCCAGCCACACGTCACTCCTCGTTCGGCCGTCTAGCCGCCTAGATTACTGGCTCGCCCTGCACCGTCTTGACGCCTACGCCCGGACGGTTGCCCATGATGGACAGCAACTCGCGTGCGCCGCCGGTCTTGCGGATCGCTCCGACTGCTTCCAGCACGGCGACGATCTGCGCTGGAGTCAGTCGCCAGAACTCGTCAACGCCACGACCTGCGCTGCACCAGGCTCGGAACCATCCGTGCCAGTCGTAGCGGTCGTCGTCTCTAGCGCCTCGGCGACGACGGCTCGCGCTTCCTGCGCTTCGGCCATCCTCTGCGTGCTTGCCGCCATCGCCTGCGTAGGGTCCACGCCGTTCGCAATCGCGAACGCGGCACCGATACCGGCGCCGTATACGTCGAGACGCTCCACGATCATGCACGCGCCGACTTCCTCGGCGGGCATCCCGGTGGCGATCGACAGCGTGGCACGCAACGTCGTGAACGGCTTCGTCTCCAACGCCTTCGACCAGGCGTCGATGTTGCCCCACGTTTCTTCGATCTCGCATAGCGAGTTCGCCGTGAACAGCAACGGCACGTCCCTGACCGTTTCGTCGGTAGCGGACGTGCGTAGCGGGATCGTGACCGTCTTACCGCGCAACGCAACGGTCGGCGTGTCTGCCATCGTGTGTTTCTCCCCTGCCCTGAGTCTGCGGCTACAGCGTCGGAGCCGTCTCGTAGAAGATGACCTCGACCATGTTCGTGTCGGTGTGCAACGGCTGGATGGCCGTGATATCCATCGTCGGCTGACCGAACGACTCGGACGACTGGTCCAGCACGGTTGCCGCGCTCAGCATGCACTTGTAGGCGACGATGACGATGGCACCGCCGCTGAGTTCGGTGTCGTCGATCATGGCGGCGACCTTGAAGTACGGAGCCTGTTGCCCGCCCGTGACGCCATAAGTGGCCGTCTCGGTCGTGCCGCTTCCGGCGTCGGTGACCGTACCGCCCATGATCGTCTTCATTACGTCGAGGTCGACGCGGCCGTACTGCGCCGACATCGTGAACGAGTCGATGCGCGCCTTGGTAGCGATGACTTTCGCGTCGCCCTTGAGGGTGGCGCTGACGTACTCGGGCGACAGCGAGACGCTGGCGATGCCCGGCACGTCGATGCCGGTGTTGTACGTCGGCGACGCCTGACCCGAGTCGGAGACCAGCGGGTACACCTTGAAGTCGGTCACGTCGAAGACGACGGAGTTGTGATTGATGGCCATGTCTTGGTCCTCCGGTGAACGGGATTCTGGCAGGCAGTCTAAGCGATGGACACGGTACGGACGGTGACGGCGTAGTGGATGATGCCGCCTGGCTCCACCAGCCTGACCGTGCTGTTCACACGGGCACGGACGTGTGGGGCGGGCAGCTGCACGGAGTCGAGCGCGTCAATGACTGCTCCGATGAGGTTGTCGTCCTCGGCGTCTTGCGCCTGCCACAGATCGACCTGGAACAACTCCGAAGTAGCGACCGTACGGCCGTCGCCGGAGAGGCCAGCCGAGCGCGAGAGGTCAGGCTGGATCGTGATGAACGGCAACGTGGGACCGCCGTCAGGGAACTCGGGCGCCTCGTCCCGATACACCCGGTCGCCGACGAGCGCATCTACGGCGTCTTTCAAGTGCGCAGTGACCGTCACTTCTTGCCTTTCGGAGTCTTAGCTGCCTCTGCCTTCTTTGCCGCCTTCGCCGCTTCACGCTCAAAGTGCTTCTGGAACTCTTTGCTGATGGCGTCGACCGATTGGTCGATGGCGGGACGCAAGAACGGACGCGCGCTCATGTGCCGAGTGCCAAACTCCAGATATGGCGCGTATTCAGCGTTGGCTCCTACGTCCACGTAGTCGTCGCCAACGCCGTACATAACTGAACGGCGCAAGTTGCTGGTGTCTGGTGCGGGCGGCTCGCCCGGCCCTGACGCCTTGTGGCTTACCGTGACGCCACGCGAGTAGACGTTCCCGCTCCGAGGACTGTTCTTCATCAGGTCGCGCATCGTGCGCTGCACTCCTACGCCGATGGCCTTGAGCACTGGCCGCTTGTTCTCGGCTTCGTCGTACACGGCACGCACAACGGCAGCAAGCCGGTCCGATGCTTGCGACAAGTCGTCGCCTTCTGCTTTCGCTTTCTTTGCCATTACGCCCACCTACGGCAGAACACGCGCTGATGCGGCACCGTGTATCGGACGGACGCCACTTCGTAAGTGCCGTCAAGCAGCGGGTCGATGTCTTCAACGAACATCTGCGCGCCGAGCGGCACGGTCACACCGTGCGGGACCAGCACGACCGCGTCGTACTGCTGCGACGCAACGGCCGCACGTTCATGCTCGGCGAAGTTCAACATCGCCACGCGGCCCATAAACTGCGTCGTCACGTACTGATACGTCGTGCGGCCTTCGCTGTCCGTCACGGCGGCAGTCGGCGACCGCAGCGTCAGCGCATGATCAAAGCCGGGCGCACTCAACGAACGACCCGCGCCTTGAACCGGTCAAGGATCGCCTGATCGGCAGGCGAGTATCGGCCCGCCTTCTGTAGTTCGACCAACACGCTGTCGCCGCCGGGATCGAACTGCACGCTGTACCCCTCAACCGACATGGCCGACAGGCCTTCCATCGTGGTGCCCGACCGCGCAGCGAACGACCGACGGATGCGGAAGTCGCGGGCCACCCGTGCCGCCAGGATCGAGCGAACACCGTCCAAAGACAGGTCGTTTGCCTCGGCCAGCGCAGACACGGCAGACACCGACCTGCCCCAATAGACCACAAGCTCGCCCTCGGCCATCGGGATCAGCCACTGGTTCAGAGCAGCAACCTCGTCGGCTGTCAGGTCGACGCCGAGGATGGCTTCGATGTTGCGGTGGTCGATCAACACAACACCGAGCCTATCGTGCAGCCACACCCGCCGGGAGGAGCGACTGGTAGGCCTGCTCCCACTCGCGCCAGTGCTGCCCGATGTCCAGCGCCGCAATGGCCTCGCGTTGCCGGGCTGCTTCGGCTGCACGCACCTCGGGGTCGGCAAGCTGCCGCAGGGCACCAACCCACGACCGCTGCCGGTTCTGACGCACCGTTACGCCCACACCGTGCGTGTCTCGCAACCATGCGTACTCGGGCGTCTCGGTCGCTGCGAACGGGATGCCAGCGGCGGCGTACTCCATGCCCTTGATGGCCGACTTCGCCTCGTTGAACGAGATGAGATTGAGCGGCACGATTCCCACGTCGATGGACTGCAACAACGCCGGGTACTTATGAATGGGTGCCATCGGCGTCGTCGTCACCGACGCAGCAGGCAAGCCGAGCAACGAGTGTGCAGGCTTGTGCGACGAATGATCGCCCGCATGGTGGAACTGCGGCGCGTACAGCCCGGTCGCCAACGTCTCAGCAATGGCACCCGCGGCGACTTCCAAGTCGCCGCCTCGGAACGCTGTCGCGCCCACCCAGCCGAGCACCGGCGGCTCCCGATGCGGGTGCGTCTCCCATTCGCGCATGTCGACCGCGTTACGGATCACGCACGTCGGCGCATACCGTTCGTACCAGCGAGCAATAAACGGCGTCGAGCAAGTGATGAGATCGGAGTGGCGCAGAATCTCCCGATAGTGCGCCACGTTCTCGTCTGCGTTCCTGGCCGGGTGCGTCGCATGAAACGCTTGATTCGTGGGCGGGATCGCGTCGAAGTGGTCGTCAATGTCGTTGACGATCACTTGCCCCGCCGCACGTGCACGGCCGATGTCAGCGGACACGTCGCGATGCATCCATCGCTGCATGACGATGATGTCGAAACCCCATTCGATGCGGGCATCTCGGTCGTTGCCGTCGAGGTCGATGCAATCCAACGGCAGGATGCCGAACTCGCCGCTCTTGCGATGCGATGTAAGCAGGCCGACTGTCACGTCGTGGCCGTGTTCGGCTAACGCTCGGGCTGGGATTCCTACTCGGTAGTGGCCTGCACCCCCGAGTGGCGGTGCGCCGTTCGGCAGTCGATACGTGCGCGAGAAGTCAACTGTCGCATATCCGATCCGCATGAGTGTCTCCAAGTGTGACGGTCTTTATGGCCCGATAAGGCACGCCATTCGCTAACGCGAAGTCGAGACGCACAAGCGTTCCCGCATACAGAACTTGTCGGCCGACTTCGACGGTTTCTGCGACGACTACGGAACGTGCCGCCGTCTGTTCGGCCTTTGCCACGTGCCCTGAGCGATCCACGCCTGCGACTGTAGCCGAGCGCGAAAGAGGGACGGCGGTGCGGGGTGCCGCCGTCCCTCCTTCTGAATCCCCAGGGCAGGGGAACCGGCCAATCTCAGTCGAGATTGGTCACCTTGCAGAACGCCTCGGGGCGCTGCACCGTGAGAGCCACCCGCTGCTCGGCGAGCACGGCGACGGCGTTCTTGATGAAGAAGTCGTCGTGCTGCTCTGCGATGCGGATGCTCGCCTCGGCCCGGTCGTACAGCGTGGCACCCAAGCCGAACGCACCAACGAGCGCCGTGTCGGCGTCGATGGCCTGCGAGACGACGACCGGCAGACGCCACACCCGCGGCTCGGCACCCGAAGCGATGCCTGCCACCACGGCGTTGACGTACTGGCCGTTGGCGTCCTTGAGCAGTTCGATGGTCTGCCAGTTGGACGGGTGCATCACGACACCGGTCGCCTCGTACTCCGAGAGCGCCACCGTGGTAATCGCCTTGCGGATGGCTTCCTCGTTGGTGTCGTCTGGCGTGGCCGCGTTCGCGTCGTGCGTGTTGATGCCCGACACGTTGAAGATGCCAAGCAAGTCCTCGCTGGTCCCTGCACCCTTGAGGATCTGCTGGTCCTCACGAAGCTGGAGTCCATAGAGGAGTTCGTTGTCGATGACCGCCTGAAGCTGCGGCTCGTCGGCAAGCGTGTTCCGGTGCACCGCCACGTAGTGCGCGATGGTGCGAACCGTGGACTGCTCACCTACGAACGTCAGCGCCGACTGCACGGCAGACCCGAAGTCGGTACCCGACCGCTCCGCGACGCCGCTGGCGGCGTTCGTGAAGCCCGACACGCGGAAGTATTCGATGACCCGTGCGTCGGTCGTCACGACCGGGAACAGGTCACGAACACGCCACTGCCGGTGCGGCTGACCGACCATCGCCTCGCGCATCACCATGCCGAAGTCGCCGGGCGTGCCGGTCGGCAGGGTCGTGTAGATGTCGCTTGACGCCTTGTAGCCGCGGCCTGCGAAGTCGGCCATCTTGGCGTTCCACGGAGTCCGCATCGTGTACCCGGCAGTACCGCCGCCGAGCGCCTTGAACTCGTCGCTTTCCAAGAACATCTGGCCGATGCTCTTGTGCTGCGGGAACGTCGCGGCAGTTGCCGCCGACGCCACTGCGGCCGACGCGTGCGCCGGGCCAGACAGGAAGTCCTTGCCGTCGAGGGTCGCCTCGGCTCCCTCGATCAGCGTGCGGAGTTCCTTGATGCGGCCGAGGTTCGCCTGGAAGGCTTCTTTCTGGCCGGGCTGGATCTCAATGTTGACGTTGCCGTCGTTGGTGTCGCCGCCGACGAGGCCGATGATCTCCTCGTTGCGCTCGACCAGCGAAGCGAGTTCGCCGCGCATCTCCTTGACGGAGTCCTTCAGTTGCTGTGACTTGTGCATGACCGTGCTGCTCCTTCAAGCAATAAGCGTCTCGCCCGGTCAGCACCGCCGAGACAACGTTGCCGGGAAGCCTAGATCAACGCACGGCGCGCACGGCGCATTGGTGCTGCGTGAACGCCACAACGGGCCACTCGGCGAGCGCTTCCTCGGTGATCGGCAACGGCTGCACGTCGCGGAACCCCGCGGCAGTAAGGGCGCGCATGACGCGGCCTTCGTTGCAGTTCCAGGCGTGGCGAGCGCCCGCCCACTCCGCTTGCGCTTCTTGGTAGTGCAGGTCGTCTTCGATAACGCCGAGCACTTGCTGCCAGTTCTCGTCGCCATCGTGCCAGCGTTGCAGCGTCCGGTTCACGTCAGGGCCGACCACGCACACTTCGCCGCCTTCGCACAAGATGCGTCGCACGTCGGCGAGCAGGGCAGAAACGTCGGCCCACTCGACGTGTTCCAGCATGTGGCCGAGATACACCCTGTCGGCTACCTCGTCGTTCCACGGCAACGGCTCGCCGGGCTTCACGACGACTGAAGGCGTGATGACCTTCGGAATGTAGATCACGTCTACGTTCACCCACGGCTTCGGTGCGAGGAACGGCCCGCAGCCCAGGTTCACGTTCATCGTGGCCTGGTCACGATCGGGAAGTAGTAACCGCCGAGGCCGTGCTGCACCGACTCGGGCATGTCGGGCCGGTGGTGGATGCCGCTGTAGTGAGCGATGAGCGCACGACGTTCCAAGCCTGGCTGCCGTGCAAGGCTGCCACGGTGAAGGAGCCGCCCGTGCCAGATCAGCACGTCGCCTTCTTCCGGCAAGTACGTGACGATCTCGGCACGCCGGTTGTGGATCTCCTCCGCAAAGAGCGGCGTCAGGATCTGTTCGGACTGTGCAGGCCACCGCCGGTCGGCCAGGTTCACGAACCGGCCGATGGCTTCCTGCGTGACCTGCGGCCAACGATGCGAGCCGGGCACGTACTGAAACGGGCCGCTGTCCTCATGGATGTGGTCGAGCGCGAACCACACGGCGGCGTAGTAGTCGCCGACGTGCGGCGGGTTCAGGTACGAGTCCTGATGCCAGTCACGGCCGGTCGTAACCCAGCCGGTCAGGTTCAAGTGCACGCCTGCCGGTTCGCCGATGAGCGCCTCTAGCGTGCCAGCAAGTCGTTCGTGGCAGCAGAGCGCACGGAGCGCGGCGTGCTCCATATACGGCGTGTCGTACTGCCAGCCGCCTCCTGCGCCGTCACGCCACCGCCAGCGCGCGTGTGAGCGGCCTCGTTTATAACGGTCGGTCACCCAATGAGCGTCTAGCCACTCGTTGATGTAGTCGTCAACGAGGTCAGGGGCTAGGAAGTCCTTGATGATGAGCACGCCGCTGTCGTTCCAGTCGGCGGGCGACTCGGGCGGCGGGGGCGAGGCGATGTCGGAGAGACGCACGCCGGGAGCCTATCGACCAGTTACAGCAGCGCGCGTGCCATCTCCATCTGCATGAGCGCGGCGGTGTCAGCGAGCGACTCGGCCGTCTTCGGCTCGTCGCCTTCGGTGCCCTTGCTGACTTCGTCCATCATCTCGTTCAGCGCACCGACCGCACGCTCCAGTCGCTGCACGTTGCGAGCGGCGAGAACACGCCCGGCCTTGACGCCGTAGACCTCGTTGATGGATTGCTCCAAGTTGAGCAGCGCCTTCTCGGCCTCGGGGTCCTCGACGCCGCCGCCGTACGTGATGCCTTCATCGTCGGCGTCTTCCTCGTCGGCGAGCGACTTGCCTTCTTCGTCGTTGCTGGCCGCTTCGTCGGCCGCTTCGTCGTTGCTGACCGCTTCTTCGGGTGCAGCATCGGCGACGGGTGCAGCGTCGGCGACGGCCTCGTCGTCAGGTGCAGCGTCGGCGACGCTGCACCC